CATCAAGAATTGCAAAATCAGGCAAATCATCAGCAGGTACTTGTGTGGAGTTAATTGCAGGGTCTAAAGTAAGAGTTACCGCACCTTCCATCTTTTTAGGATTTCCGTATGACACAACACCAGTATCGCTAATGGTAATCTCCGCACGATGTACATTTTTTAAACCAAATTTAATCTTATTTTTTGGCATATCATTTCCTCCTAAAATATAATTGAATATACTGTTTCATATATTCCTTCGTTTTCATAATACCCTTCATCATCAACATCATAATCAATTTCATTATTATCAAAGAACGCTTCGACGAGTGTTTTTGTTTTCTCGTCTCTTTTCTTTGTTGTTAATGTGAAAAGTGCCTTGTTAAAATTATAAACTGTCTTATCATCCGCCTTAACAGGTTCTGCTCCTTCAGGTGTAATGATGCAAAACGGCGGGGCTTGTGTTTTTTTAAATTTTACCATTGCCGTTTCAATCCCTGTTTCAGCTTTAGCTTTGGTATATAATTCTTTAAATGTCATTTTTCAAGCTCCTTTGCCATTTCTTCTGTGAAGTTGTCAAGTAGTTTTTCTGCATCTTTGTAATGCGGAAAACTTCTCGTTCTGCCACCTTTTGTCCTTGTTTGAGATTTTCCGGTATTTGAGTAAGCCTTTGTTTTCCCGGTAAATATCTCGTGTCCGTCTTCTAAAAGATGACCTATTCTGAACTTTTTATTTGCGACTTTATTCCACTTATATCCTTTGCCTTGCTTTACTGTCTTTTTGTAAAAACTTTTCGCATACTCGCCCGTTCCGTTAAGTTTTTTTAGTGCAGGAGAATTTTTCAGGGCGTTTAACACTTCATCCGTCTTTTTGTCAATCAGCGCAGTAACCCTTTCTTCAGTATCTTCTGCATAGTCTGTCAAAGCTTCAGCAATCGCATCCGCAAGCCCGTCAATCTTAATCGGCATAATTACCCACCTTTAAAGACAAATGAAGTTCAGTAAATCCGTTTGACATAATATAAATTCTTACAATGTTGAACACTTCATCGTCATATCTAACAAGCGTTTCATTGTCATAGCTTTCAGAATCAATCACTAAAACCTTTTCAAGCTTAATTCCTTCGTGCCCGGCACGATAAAACTCGGACGAAGCTACAGGCATTTCAGCGCAAAAGCACATTGTCTCTTCATATTCTTCGTCCTGCCATCCCTCATCATCAGTTACAACGTTAGATTTGAGCAAAACGCATATATTATCAAGAGATGTATTCTCTTTAAGCGCAATATTTTTAAGCTTACTCATTTTTAGCACGTCCTTTTACTTTTTTATTATTAAGCCGCAGCCTGAGGTTTTGTGAAAGTGGAACATCCTCGTGTCTTGTTCTGTACTTCCACACAGAATAATCGCAAAGAAACTGCACATCTTCCGCTTTTCCCAAATCCAAAACAACACCTTTTCCGGCAAGTTCAGATTCGCAGGCAGTAATCAAATTTGAAAACAGTCCGTCCCTTTTAGAATGGTTAATTCCAAGGTCAATTTTAAAAAGGTCTAACACAACAGTTAATTTTTCGTTCATCTTACACCTCTTTTATAACAAAAGGGGCATTAAGCCCCAATTATTATTCTGATTCACCCTCGTTTTCTGCTTCTTCCTGACCGGCAAAAGCTAAAGTAGTTGTCGGTGCCTTATTCTCAATGTTAAGAGCAACAAAACCTTCGCCGAATACAGGCATACCGTCATATCTTGCAGTGCCTTTAAATACGGTCTGGTCCTGAATAAACATTGGGATATCAGAATTTTTAAGCTGCATACCCGCACGTTCTGCCAAAAGATACAATGAACCATATCCACCGATAATATCTCCATCAGGAATAAAGTCAAGTGTGATGATTTCACCGCCGAATACAGGCATTTCATTGTTTACGCCTGCAACGATTGCACCGGCAGCATTAAATGCAAGCGCTTTAGCCTGTAATGTGCCTTTTGTAGTTGTTGACATACACCAAAATTTTTCGCCATTTGAAAAGTTTGCTTTTGCTACGGCTAATACTTTAATAACTGCACTGAAGAATTTAGTATCAGACAATGAACCATCAACCTTTAAGATGTTACTTGCTGACAAGTTAGTCCAAGCAGGAGCATCTTTGCCCCATGTATCAGGCTTTGTTGTCTGTGCAAGTCTTGTAACGATACCTGTCGGCATTTTAACACCTGTGCCATAGATAATCGCTTTATCGAGACCGAGTCCAATCGCCTGTGCAAGTAATTCAACAATCTCAGCAACAAGGTTAACGTCGCTATCTTCAAGTGTTGAATTTGGAATAGGCAAATAACCTCCTACTTTATATCCATCAACTTCTACTTGGTTAAAAATAAGTTCAAGTTCTTTTAATGATGAAACCATTTCAACCCAAACACCTTCAGGAATTGTGCCGGCAATCATCTGTCTTGCTTTTCCCGCAACAGGTTTTAAGTTAACCTTTGTGATAAGTTTTGAGTATTTGTGAATGTTGTCTTTTAATAAACCAACTAACACTTCCGGAATGCCGAGCTCGCCGCCGTTAACTGCTCTTGTCTGTCCTTTCATTTCACGGCAACGTTCAACAAATGATTTAACATCATCCTGTGCTAAAATTGCACTTCTTCTTTCGGCTGAAAGTCCGTAAAAAATTCCTCTTCTGTTCATAGTTAAATTATTTCCCCTTTCTTTTAAACCATCACCTGCACCGGTATCTGCCACAGGTGGCACCGGGTCAGTTCCGGAATTTCCTTTTTTCTCAATTTCTTCAAGTTCACCTTCGATTGTATTAACTTCAGATTCAATGTCTTTTATTTTTGTATCAACATCTGCTTCGTTAATTTCTTTTTCAAGTTCTTCAATCTGACTGTTAACAAGGTTTAAATCCTCGTCAGTTGTTGCCTCATCAAGTGCAACACCAAGGTCAGCCATTCTTTTGTCAAAGCCATCCTTCTGTTTTTTTAATTCCTCAAGCATAGTTCTTTTCTGCTTAAGTTCAGCATTAAGTCTAAGCTGTTTTAACATCTTTCATTTCCTCCAATTTCTTTTTAATTGAGATTTTTCTTTCTTCAAAAGCTTTCTTTTTGTCACTTTCAAAAGCTTTTTTTCTCGCCTGAATTTCAGTTTGCGGATATGCAGGGAATGTGCATGGCGAAACTTCGTACAATTTAGCTTTTTTTACTATGTACAAAACTCCGTTGTCCCTTTCAATGCGTTCTTCTTCAACAGCATCAAAACCGAAGGAACACCCGGTTACATCGCCTCTTTTAACTCTGGCATAAGCGTTAACAGCCTCACTGTCTTCCGGGTTGATTTCTACTTCTCCATATAATCCTTTTTCATCGGGTTTTAATATGAGTGTAGAATTTTTGTTACGACCGAGAACGATGTCTGTATTGTGATTAAACAAACTTCTTATATCATCATTAGCAATGGTATCGTCAAACGCTCCGTGCGCAATCTTTTCAAACACACCTTCCCACAGTTCGGTTTCCTGCTCAAATAGTGCAAAATATCCGGTGATAAACTTTTTACCATCTTCACTTTCCCTTGTATTAAACTGCGATTTAAAAAACGAATGTCTTTTATCCACATTATTCACCCCCTTCTTCTTGAATAAGCTTCTTTTGTTTTGACAAATCTTTTACCTGCAAGTAATTTTCAAGCACAGTAAATGAATTCATGCCTTCCTCATCCACTGGAGAATAGTCAAATTCATTTCTACCTTCATTGCGATTAATAAGTCCGCCGCCAACCATTTCTTTAACAAAGCTCACTTTTTCAGAAAGATTGTATTGCATAAGACTTTTAGGATTAAACTTGCAATACATTTCGGGAGAATAAAGTATCTTTTTGCTATACTCTTGTTGAAGGATAGTAGCTGTTGACATAATGGTTGTCGAAATGAAATTGTTGTACTCATCCTTATTAAAATTTCCTACACCCATCATAAACGGCGGTATTCCAAATGCTGCAGCAATTGTTTTAATGTCAAGTGTTATGTTTTCCTGGATTGCCAAATCGTTAAGTGTCAAAGGCTGAACAGTTTTCACATCAATCTCTCCGGCAGGAATAAGCCAAGGTTCACCCTCGTCTGTTGTTTCGGTGTAGCTTCCCAATATTTTATTGCGAAGGTCTTTATCCTGAAGCTCTTCTGCATCCGCCTGAATTGAAATTATCATTGAAGGCTTCCACTTGCTTTTTAAAAATCTTGTCTTTGTAGCATTTGCTTGCGCAAGGTTTGTTACTGTAGTCCGCAAAAGATTAGTAATGCCTTGCCCCATAAACGGGTTTGAATCAGCGGGGTTTAACACAAAATGCATAACTTCATCAGGTGCAAAATGCACACCTTTGTGCACAATTTCATATCGCTTCCCATTTGAAGGGAACGAACATTGCCTTGCATCAAATCTTTCCATATCTCCAAGCAACCCATCTTTTGTGTGTGGAAAAACAACCGCATTGCCGCATTTATACATATCTGTAACAATTCTGTGTACAAATGTTTTGCGAGTCATATATGAATTAGGATTTATGTCAATTTTTTTTGAAAGCTCGTTTCTGAGTCTTTTGTCCCCATTTTCACCATTTTGCATAAGCATTATCGTCATATTTGAGACAAGGTCTGCTATCTTATAAATACATCTGTTTATTTCCTCATTGTTACCAAGAGAAACATATCCCGGCAAAATTTCCTCATCACCGGCTTTAAACCAATATGCAACGGGGTCTGCTCTTGGATTTGTATTATTTCTTTTAGTAAACGCCATAAATAGTCCTCCTTATTTTTTGTGTATAATAAAACACTGCATTTTTCGCAGTGTCTTAACCAAACCATCTTCCCAATATTTCTTTTCCTTCCAAATCTTCAAGCATCCTTACCGTTGCAAAAACTGAAGCATCAAACACGTCAATTCTCTGTGTGTCTTCAACTTTTTCATACTGAATCATATCATCTGTTTTTTCTATAGCTCTTACATTCTGAACACAGTATTCATACGGTTCAGCGTGAAAGTAGTAAAGTTTTCCGTCTTTTGCCTTTTTTTCTATGTATCTGAATCCTTCTGACTTTTTATAAAAATACTGAGGTTGGTCCTTAATGTCAAACTTCGCATTTTTCATCGCCACAAAGTATTCGCGACAAAATTTTCTATCGTGGCCTACCTGCTTAATTTTAAAGCCCTGTTTTCGTCTTGCAATATACCAGTTAACAACCTCTGCATGGTTAACTGTTGCCGCATTCGACATATCAAGCCATCCGTCATCCTGCCAACCAAAAAGAGGTATGTTATCTTCATCAGCTTTTTTCGCAGCAGCCACAATTGGAAACCAACAATGCGGCAAGATAATTAACACATCTTCATAAAGTCCCACCAATGCACTGGCGGTAAGGTCGTGCAATTTTGAAAGGTCAGAACCGCCATACCATTTAATCGGCATTTTTGCAACCTGTTCAACGGTCCAATCATACTTACTGTCAGATTTTCTAAATTCATCAAGATTAAAGTATGCTTTCATAGCAGAAGTATAAACATTTAAAGATTTTGCAAAAAAATCTTTTCTTTGTTGCGGGTCATTCATTGCCTGCAGACTGTCATTCAAAATATCTTCAGGTCTGATAGATGCACCATATGCCGGATTTGCCATTTCATGTATAAGCGGATTTGTATAATCAATATTGCCGTTCTCATCAGCATCAGCTTCGCAAATAAAAACAAAATACTGTTCATCTTTTACCGTCTTGTCCAATATTTTTTTACAATATTGCAAGCGATTATAGCAAAAACTGTTCATATTATCGCCTGCAGTAGTAATGCCTATCATAAGCTTATTGGTATATGCTTTCATAGCTTCTTTGATAATGTTGTATTGTTTTGGAGATTTATAAGCGTGCATCTCGTCAGCAATGCCTATATTACAGTTAAAGCTGTCCTGACTGTCCGGATTTGCTGCCAAAGCACGAATATAAAATGAACCATCACCAAAATCAGCAGTAATGCTGTGCTCGTTGTTGTTATCAATTATTTTGAAGGTATCCTCTTCGCCCATATTGATGATGTTGTACTTAATAAAATTCCAACTCTGCAAAGATTGTGCCAAAGCTGCCGATGTAATATAACATTGGCTACCACTTTTTCTGTACCAAAGTTCAAGACCGTATGCCAAAGCCCCTGCAAATGTCGTTTTTACATTTTTTCTTGGCAAAAATATAAATGCTTCGTGAAATCTCACAATTTGTGTGCCTTTAAGGTAAAACCCCAGGAGGTTATAAACAACAAATTTGTGATAATCCAATAATAAAAACGGCGTACCTCTTAAAGGTGTGCCGTCTTGCATCTCTCCCTGCTGGTGACAAAAGGTATTTTCAATTATCTGAATAACAAATTCTGCACCTTTAGGGTTAAAATCATATTCTGTATTGGTTAAATCGTCTAAAAATCTTTGACAAGCTTTAATTCTGTACTTATTTGCGGGAATTACACCATCGACTATGTTTTTTGCATAGTTCATAACGGTGTCATAGTTTTTATATTTGCTTAAATTCTTACTCAAACTGTTTCAACGCCTTTGCAAGAAGACTTTCACCCTTATTGGAAGATGGCTTATCAAGTATCTTCTTAAGGCCATACGGTGTAAGTCCAAGTTCAGAAGCATATTTAAGAACATCTTTGCGAAGTGTTTCCTCAGTAATGCAAACTGTATTCCTCGCAACATAAACGTCCATGCAAAGCAAGGATTTGATAAGCAGATATCTTTCAAGAAGTGAAGCATAAATGTCTATAATATTGTTATATTCAGGTTTATAAATTCCAAGTTCTTTCATTTCCGCAATTGTATTTTTTTTGATAGTTTCAGCACTCTTAGCCGTTCTCGCCATTGACTTTTCCCGACCTCCCTATATTTTTAATTAAATACTGTCACAAAGTAATTTTCGCCTTTTTTCAGGACTTTCCAAATTCCTCAGAGTTGGAAAAGGCTCCCTATCCCGGTTTCCCGACCTCAAAATTTTATTTTACGAAGTGGGGGGGATTGTCTTTTTCTGCAATCGCTTCCCCTCTTCGGTAAGCTCATTGGTTTCTCTAATATGCATTTTATTGTGCCATTCATCACTGAGAGAAATCAAATTCCAATCGCACCAAGCATACTGAGGATAATCAGCAACTGGATAAATGTGATGCACAGTGTTAGCATCAATTCTTTTGCCGTAACGCTTTGCTATCTGACACATATATCCATCTCGTTTAAGGATGCGTGCTCTCTTTTGTTTCCATCTCTTAGTTGTGTATATACTCATATATTCCTCACTTTATTGTATCACGCAAGAAGAGCACCCCCTCAGGATG